CTAGCGCGGCTTCTTCTCCTCCGAGCGCTTGTAGACATAGATGCCGAGCACGCCGAGGCCGACCGACCAGATGGTGGTGAGGCTGGCCAGCGCGGCGACGGCGCCCGCGGCGGCGGGGGGATCGGCGATGGTGATCCAGGCGACGGACCCCATCTGCGCCCCCCAGGTCACGGCCATGATGTAGCCGAAGGTCGGGCGCATGCGGCGGACATAGGCGTCCTGCGAGGCGGCCTCGGCGCGCAGGCTGGCGTTGACCTCGCGCAGGGTGGTGCGGGCCTCGTCCGATTCCAGCTCGGCCATCCGCTCGACATGGCGGTTGGCCTCGGCCACCTGCTCGGGCGTGATGGCCCCGGCGCCGATCGAGGTGCCGACCTCGGTCAGCGCCTCGGCGGCGGCCCGGGCCGCGGGGTGGTCGATGCGGGCAAGGCCCTGGCCCGCCGCCTGGACGAGCAGGGGCAGGCCGAGTTTCGCAAGAAGGGCGGGGATCATGGGCGGACTCCGTCGGGGGCAGGGGGGGTGTGCAGGGGAGTGGGATCGGGGGCGCGGGTCAGGCCCGCGTCAGCCGATGTCGCGGTAGAAGAGGTGGCGGCCGATCTCCGCACACGGCGCCCGGCCGGCCGCCCAGGACGGCGTGATGCCGCCGTGGTGGTAGTGGGTGGCGCCGCCGGTGGGGTCGCCCAGCGTGCCGGCCACGGCGCGGCGGGCGATGCGCAGGGCGGCGGCGAAGGCCGGGTCCGCGGCCGTGACGGCCAGCAGCCGGGGCCGGTTCGGGTCGCCCTCGTTCCAGCAGGAGAACTGCCAGGGGGCGCGGCAGACCTCCGCCACCGTGCGGCCCCACCAGCGCACGCGGCCGGCGCGGGCGGCGGCGACGCGGTTCATCACCACGGCGGCCACCGCCTCCATCCCGCGCACGGACTCGCCGCGCGCCTCCCCCCAGAGGGTGCGGGCCAGCACGTCCACCGCGTCGCCGCCGGGCGGCGGATCGGGCGGTTCGGGCATGAGACGGGGCCGGGCAGGGGCGCCGGCGGGGGTGCCGGCACCCGTGATCTCCGAGGGGCCGGTCATGCCGCACCCCCGGTCCCGCGGGCGGCGGTCCCGCGGGTGGCGGCCGCACGGGCGCCGTCCAGCTTCGCCTCGATGCGCAGCAGGTGGTCGGTCAGGCGCTGCTCCACCTCCCGCAGCGTGCCCAGGGAGGCGTAGGTTTTCGCCACCTCCAGCTTGTAGGCGGCGAGCGCCTCGCGCATCTGCACCGAGGTGGCGTCGATGCCGGCGCGGGCGCGCTCCAGGGCGGCGTCGGCATCCTTGCGGACCTTCAGGATCAGCCAGAACAGCCCGCCCAGCGCGGGCAGGTCGATGGCGGTGATCCACCAGGCCAGGTCCAGGCCCGTGGTGTCGGTCATGGTCGTGCGTCTCCGGATCAGGGGTCGAAATCGGTGTCGGCCAGGAAGGGTTCGGTGCCGCCGCCCCAGCCGGGGGCGCGCGGCGGCGGCGGCAGGCGGGGCAGCCGGGCCGGGCTGGCGAGAAGCGCGCCGGCCGCGGCGTCCAGCCCGTCGTCGTGGCCGCCGCGCCCGTCCGGGCGCCAGTCGCGCATCTCCCGCACGAAGGGCGTCTCCCAGACGGAGCGGTGGGCCGCGAGCATGCCGGCGGCGAGGCGGGCGTCGAACGCCTCCAGGATGCGCAGGGCCTTGGGCCGGCGGCTGGTCTCCTCCAGCACGGCGCAGGCGAGCCGGCGCCGGGCCAGGGTCTGGCGCAGCAGCCCCGGCAGGAAGCCGCCGATGCCGTTCGTCTCCAGATGCAGGGTGGCGAGCTGGAGCGCCTCCACCAGGTCTGCCACCTGCCGGCACTGGTCCTGCGCCGGTTCCGTCCCCTCCGCGGCGCGGACATAGAGGACCCGGTGCAGGTAGGCGCGGCCGTCGGCATCGCCGAAGACGACGGCGACGACGCTGCCGTCGCCGCGCCCGCCACCGCCCTCTCCGCCCCCGCCGGCCCCGCTCTCCCCGCCGGCGGCGGGGCGGCCCAGGGCGGGGTCCCACCAGGCCCGCGCGGTCAGCAGCCGCCGGCCCTCCAGGGTCAGCACCGGGCGGCCCTGCACGCTGCGGATGTCGGGCTCGGCCGCGTAGGGTCGCAGCCGGTCGGGGTCGAGCCGGCCGGCGGTGGCGGGCCGCGGCGTCAGCAGCATCTGCGAGAGGAACTTGGCCGGGCCGGCGCGGCGGCGGATGCGCTCCACCACCTCCGGCCCGAACCGCTCGGGCCAGAGATGCAGGCGGGCGCCGTCCGGCCCCTCGCGGTAGACCGGCAGCTCCAGCCGGGCGTAACCGGCCAGGAACGGCTCCCGCTCGCCCAGCTCGGGCCGCGGCTCGCGGGCGTAGATCGAGTACCAGGTGTGCGGCGTGCCGATGTAGAGCGAGGTCCCGCCCGGCGCCAGGACGGAGGCGATCTCCCGCAGCCGGGTGCGCAGCTCCTCCCGCTTCGGGGCGGTGTCGCAGGTGTTCGGCACCTCCACGTCGTCGCAGACGACAAGGTCGGCGTGGCTGCCGGTGAAGTTGCCGCCCACCCCCTGCGCCGCCATGGAGGGGTCGCGGCCGACCAGGGGGCGTTGCAGGGTGAACGCCTCCGCCCCCCACAGCTCCCGCTTCTCCGGCTTCAGCCCGGCGCAGAGCGGATGGCGCTCCACCACCCGCTTCACGGTGCGGACCATCTTCTTCGCCAGGGTCAGGTCCGCGGCCAGCACCAGGATGCGGCAGTCGGGATCGCGGGCCAGCCGCCAGGCGCAGTAGAGCCCGACGATGCTGGACTTGCCGCTGTCGCGGAAGGCCAGCAGCAGCAGCTCGCGCCGGCCGCGGGCCAGAGCGTCCTCCAGCCAGTCGGCCATCTCCAGATGCAGGTCGGGGGTGCCGCGGCCCTGGAGATGGTTCCAGAGCGCGAGGAACTCGGTGAAGCGGACGGGCGGCATGGCTCTCCTGCGGGTCAGCTCGTGTCGGGCGGGTCCGGCCCGGCCGGATCCGGGGCGGGAGCGGTGGGCGCGGGCTCAGCGGGCTCTGCGGGGTCGGCGGGCAGGGGGCCGGCGCGGCGGGCGCGCCAGGCGGCGACCTCGGCGCGGGAGTCGGCCATCAGCCCGGCCAGCCCGCCGGGCTGCTCCGGGCCGCCCGCCGCCGGCGCCGGGGGGGCAGCGGGGGTGTCCGGCGGCGGGTCTTCCGGCGGGCCATCCGGTGATGGGCCGTCCGGTGATGGGGAATCCGGAAGGGGGACGGTCTCCGGGGCGACGCGCTGCGACAGCCGCACCAGCGCGTCCAGCAGCGCCACCCCGGCCTTGCCGGCGGCGCACCAGTCCTTGAAGGCGCGGGCGTCGGGCATCCCGTCGTCCGCGTCCGCGGCCGGTCCGGCCTCGATGAAGGCGGCAACATGCCGGCAGCCCACCGGCAGCAGCCGGGCCAGGGCCGCCGGCAGCAGGCCGGGCGGCGGGAGATCGGGCGTCGGACGGTCGCGCATGGCGGGGCTCCGGTCGGATCAGGCGGAATGGCGGGACAGCAGGTGCCAGGCGGCGCCGTTGCAGACGGCCGTCAGCGCCGCGTGCTGCGCGGCCAGCGTCTGTGCCGCCCCGTCGGGTCCGCTCCCGCCGGAACCGTCCCCGGCGGAACCGTCCCCGGCGGCGGTGACGCTGACGGGGTTGGGGCCGGGATCGGTCTTCTTGACGGAGACGACGGCGCCGGCATGGGCGGCGGCCGGGGCGGGCAGGCGCACCTCCACCGGGCCGGCGAAGGCGCTGACCAGGTAGATGTCCGCACCGAGGTCGGCCTCCAGCAGCCCCGCCGCCTCGTGGAAGCGCACGGCGGCGCGCGGCCGGGCGGTGCCGGTGACCAGCCATTCCGCCCCGTTGCTGAAGACGGTGACATGGTCGTAGCGCCGGCCCAGCAGCCAGGACCGCCCCTCCGGCCCGCCGCCGCCATCCGTCGTGACGGTGACGGGGGCGGTGCCGTCGTCGGACTTCTTCACCGTCAGCCAGCGGCCGGCGGCCTGGGGATCGCCGGGGGCGGGCAGGCGCACCTCCACCGCCCCGCCGGCCGTGCCGACCAGATGCAGCCGGCGTGTCGTGTCGGGCCGGTAGAGACCGGGTCCGTCATGGAACCAGGCGTTCTCCGGCAGCAGGTTGGAGCCGGTCAGCCACCAGGTGGCGCCGTTGGAGACCAGGGTGGCGACGTCGTAGCGGTTGGCCAGCACGACCTCCCGGTTGTCGGGGCCGGGGCCGCCATCCTCGGTGATGCGGACGGGGTTGGGGCTGGCGTCGGTCTTCTTCACGGTGACGACGCGGCCGTTCGCCGGGTCGGCCGCGGGCAGGCGGAACTCCACCGGCCCGCCGAAGGCGGAGACGAGGTAGGTGGTGGACCGCAGGTCCGGCTCCACCAGCCCGCCCGCCGCGGGTTCGACATAGTCGGTGTCGAGCTGCAACCCCTCCAGCCGCAGGTCGGTGATCCAGGTCTTCTTCAGGAAGTTGCGCGTGGGATGGCCGGCATTCACGGCGGTGAAGGCGCGGGTCTCCGCCGGGTCCCAGATCGGCTGCCCGGCGGTGGCGCTGAACAGGTTGACGATGCTGGTGTCGCGGCTGCCGTTGTCGATCCGGACGCCGGGCAGCGCCCCCAGGCTCTCGGCGTAGAAGTTCACGATCAGGGTCTGGTCCGTGGCGGCCCCCAGGCGGAAGCACGCCTCCCCCGACGGGTGCAGGTTCGCCTCGCAGTCCACGAAGCTGTTGTTGAAGCGCGCCGCCGACAGGAAGAAGCCGCAGCCCTGGATCGGCGCGCCCAGGGAATAGACCCGCACGTCGTGGAACTTGTTGGCGTTGGGCGTGTCGCCCGTGCTCTCCACCGTCAGCAGCACGCCGTGGAGCTGCTGCCGGGCGCAGAGCACGCGGGCGACGTGGTTCCAGTAGCAGGGCCGGTCGGCATCGGCATGGCCGTCCAGCACGAGGCCGATCAGCGTGTCCCAGACGGAGACGTTCTCCACCACGTTCTTCACGCACGGCCCGTCGCGGCCGTAGAGCTTGATCCCCGTGGCGCCGCCGACGATGCGCAGGTCGCGCAGGGCCGCGTAGCCCTCCACGATCTCCACGGTGTTGAAGGGGCTGTCGTAGCCGGGCACGGCGGCGGCGTCGAACGGTTCGGCCCGCGCCTGGATCACCGATCCCTCGCCGACGCCGGACAGGGTCTGGCCGTAGCGCAGCGTCAGGGTGCCGGAGATGCGGTAGGCCCCGGCCGGCAGGTGGACGGCCCGGTGCGCCGCCAGCGCGGCCCGGATGGCCGCGGTGTCGTCCGCGATGCCGTCGCCCACGGCGCCGTAGTCCTTGGCCGAGACGCTGTCGCGCAGCTTGTCGGGCAGGCTGCGGGCGACGGCGCCGGCCCCGGCCTGCACGGTGGCGGGCAGCGGCGCCGGCAGCCCGGCCGGGTCCAGCGCCACCGGGTTGCCCTCGGCGTCGAAGCCCAGGACGCGGCCGGCGCGGACCCGGCGGTCGGGCAGCAGGGCGCCCGCCGGCAGGTCGGTGCCGGCATAGCGCAGCATGCGCTCCTGGTCGGCGGCAAGCTGCTGGATCTGCGCCGTCAGCCGGTCGAACTGTTCGTTCAGGCTGCGCGCGGCCAGCGGCCCGCTCTCCTGGAAGTCGGTCAGCCGCTCCACCGCCAGCCGGCGCTCCAGCGTCACCAGCACGCCGTCGGCGGGCGGCACCGCGAAGGTCACCGCCCCGCCGCCCGCGGCCCCGATCCCGGCCACGGCATAGCCCTGGTCCTGCGGGGCCGCGTCCAGGAAGACCTTCAGGTCGCCGGCGGCGAAGATCGGGAAGGCGAAGACGAAGCGGGTGGTCTGCCCGTCCGCCCGGTACTGGACGCGCGGGCTCACCGCGGGCACGGGGATGTGCTCGGTCATGATGGCTCCAGGATGTGCAGTGAGGTCTCGCGCTCCGCCCCTCTGTCAGGCCGGAGGGTGCCGGGTCCCGGACAGGGCGGACGGGTCCGGGATCACGTCCCCCGCATCGCGCGGCGGCGTGCCTCGATCCAGTCGGGCAGGGTGGTTCGCAGGCGGTCCAGAACGGAATGGGTGAGGCGCTGGTCGGCCATCTTGTCGGCCGTCTCCTCCAGCGCCGGCGGGACGCGGTCCAGCAGCGCGGCGATCCGGTCCTGCACACGGTTGCCGCCCATCGCCAGCGCCGGGCCGAGCCGGCGCCCCTGGGCGGGATCGGCCCGCAGTGCCCGCAGCCGGGCGGCGATGTCCGCCTCGTCCAGCCAGTCCACCTCCAGGGGCCGGGGCTCGCGGATCGCTGCCAGACGGTCGGGGCGGACGATCTGGACGGCACCGGCGCAGTCCTCCCCGACATGGCCGAGGAGGGCCAGGACGTTGCGCGGGGAGACGCCGAACCGCTGGCCCCAGCGCTGGAGCACCGCCTCGTTGTCCGGCAGCAGCCCCCAGAGGAAGTTGGCGACGGCCTCGCCCGCATGCTCCTCCCGGTCCCGGGGCAGCGACAGGGACAGGGCCGCGACGGGTTGCCCCCGGTCGTCCCCGTGCGGCTCCCGGTAGCGCAGGACGCAACGTCCCTTCCGGGACGACAGCTCGCCGATCTCCGTCCCGGCGAGTAGCACGCTCAGCGGCCCGTTCACGGCGTCCTCCGGCGGGCGCGCTCAAGGACCGCGTCCAGGTCGATGTCCGCGGCTGCGGGCGGTGCGCCGTCGGGGGCGGAGTCCCCCTCCCCGGCCCCGGCGTCGAGCCGGAGGGCGAGGTCGAGCGCCGCCAGGGTCCGCAGTACCAGACCCAGTTCCGCCCGTGGCCGGCCCTGCTCCAGGCCGATCAGCCAGTCGCGGCTGACGCCGGCCTTCTCCGCCAGGGCCCGCTGGCTCAGGCCCAGGGCGCGGCGGCGGCGGCCGATCGCCGTGCCGAGGTCCTTCGGGGTCAGGACGCGCATGGTCGTCGCCTCCGGTCGGGGACGGTCGAGCGGTGTCGACGGTCGTCCGCATGGGAAAATGTCGACGAGCGTCGACCTGGTGTCAATGTCGACGCTCGTCGACCACGTACCAATGTCGGCGTTCGCCGACGGCGTTCCAATGTCGGCATTCGCCGACGACGTACCAATGTCGGCATGCGCCGACGGGAGATCTGTCCGCGTCAGGAATAGCCGCGGGCGAGGCGTTGCAGGCGTTGGCGTTCGGTCAGTTCGGACAGGTCCAGCAGGTTGCGCCGGTAGGCGGCCCGGGCCTCGTCGTCCAGGGCCTTCAGGCGCAGCGCGTCCAGGCTGCGGGCGGTGGCGTCCTCCTCCGCCGCCTCGCGCACGAGGCCCAGCAGGATCGCCTCGCCCGAGCCGTCGGCGGCGGAGATGCCCTGGCCGCCCAGCTTCGCCCGCTGCCGGCCCACGGCCCGGCGCAGCGAGCGCTGGCGCCGGGTTTCCGCGGCCTGCGCCTCCACGGCGATCTGCCGGGCGCGGCGTTCGGCGTCGGTGCGGCGGGTCTCCGCCTCCAGGTCCTGCGCGGCGCGGAGCTGCGACAGTTCCACCGCCTGACGGTAGTCCAGCAGGTCGTCCTCGCGCCGGCGGCGCTCGTCGCCGTCGTCGTCGCCGCCGTCCAGACCCAGGGTGCGGGCCGCGGACTTCACGGTCCGCACCGTGCCCAGGGTCGCCAGCACGGGCGTGGTCAGTCCGGCCATCAGTCGTTCACCTTCAGCTCAAGGGTTGCGGACAGCAGCGTGAAGGGCAGCGGGCGGTCCTCCTCGATCCGCCAGAGCGGCCGGGTGCGGTCGTGCACCCAGCCCAGCGCCGCCAGCCGGCGGTCGCCGGTGAAGGGCGCCGCCGGGCGGCTGGAGAGCGGCGCCTGATCCATCCGGCGCAGCGGCACCTCCACCATGCCGCGGCCGAGATCGGCCCGCAGCGCGGGGGTGGCGGCCACGCGGAAGGTCACGGCCAGCGGGCGCAGGGCGCGGCCCTGCCCCTCCGGCGCCAGGGCGTTGGGCGGCAGCGGCTCCACCCGGTGGGTGTAGGGCAGCCCGGCGGTGACGATCCCGGCCGGCCGGTCCAGCCGCAGCCGCCCCGCCTCCACCACCGCCGGCCCCGGCAGGCAGCCGTCCGCCACGATGGCGACGCGGCGGCCCTCCAGATGCGACAGGCCCGACCAGCGCGGCGTCGGCGGGTCGGCCAGGCCGGACAGCGCGCTGTCCAGGGCGAGGCCGTCCTCCCACTGCTCCAGCATCCAGCGGCCCTGCCGCTCCACCAGCCAGTGGACCTCGCCGCGCACGACGGCGAGGGAGCGGACGGCGCCGTCCGTCTCCAGCCGGGTCCAGCCGGTGACCTGCTCGGCCCGGTCCAGCGTCAGGGCGGCGACGCCGCCGTCCGCCTGCACCGCCAGCAGCAGCCGGCGGCCGGGGTCCACGTCCAGTTCCACCGGGGCGCGGCAGAGATGGCCGGCGGCCAGCGTCAGGTCGGTGGTGCTGTAGCTGCTCTCCAGGTCGGTCCAGAGGAACTCCCGCACCGCCCCGTCGCGGCCGGCGAACAGGGTGGCCCCGTCCACCTCCCGCGCCGGGATCTGCCGGCCGGGACCGCTGCCGACCCGGCTCTGCCGGTCCAGCCGCACCTCCTTCGGGGTCAGCGGCTCGCCGGTGACGGCCCATTCCGCCCCGGTGGTGAAGACCTGCAGGTGCCGGCCGGAGAAGACCTGCCGGATGGCGTTCACCTGGTCGGACAGGATGGCGAACTCGATCGCCTCGTCGTCCTCCCCCTCGCCCGGATCGAAGTCGAACAGGTCGCCCGAGCGCGACAGCCAGAGCCGGTTGGGCAGGTCGCGGCTGCCGCCGATCACCAGCCGGTCCTGGTGGAAGCAGGCGCTGACCGGCCAGCCGCGCAGGGGGGAGAAGGCGGGCTCGTCCCAGTCGATGGAGGGCTCCGCGTCCGGCACATCCTCCAGCAGGTCGATCTCCGCCAGGGTGGGGGAGCGCACGGCCACCACCAGCCCCTGGCGCCGGCGCAGCCGGAACGGCCGGCCGGCATGTGCGCCGTCGAACACCGGGGCGGAGGCGCGCACCCGGACCCGGCCGCGGGTGCCGGAGGGGGTGAGCGTCACCGCGGCGTCGGCGAAGCGGTGGAACGGAAGCCGCTGCAGCGCGCGACCGTCCGCCGTCTTTACCGTCGAGAAGCGCCACGCCTCGCAGCGCCAGCGCCGGTCGCCGCTGCGGACGATGCGGCGCGGCGGCACGTCGGGGTGGCAGACCAGCAGCACGTCGGCCGACTGGGTCCAGGCGAGCTGGGCGAGCTGCCCGGCGGTCCAGGGCGTCTCCAGCACCGCCTCGGTCGCGCCGTCGCGGAACACCTCCAGCCGCCGGTCGGTGAAGGCCAGCAGGTAGGCCTGCTCGGTGTCGAAGGCGAAGGCGGCCAGCCGGCCGGGGCCGGGCAGGGTGGCGAGATAGGCCGTGCCCGGCCGCCGCGTCACCCCGCCGGTCGGCAGGATCAGCACGTTGCGCAGGGCGAGCGCCCCCGTCTCGTAGCTGCGCAGGTCGCCGCGGCCCAGCAGGTCGGGCGACAGTTCGCCGCCGGTGAAGGCGGCCTTGACGCTGCGGAGACGGGTCATGCCCCGCCCCCGCCCTGCCGGGCCTCGATCAGGGTGAAGTCCTCGAAGCGGTCCTGGCTGTCCTGCTGCGTGTCGATCAGGCGGGCGCGGCGGAATTCCGCGTCGGCCAGTCGCCACAGCATCTCCGCCCGGCTGGAATTCTCCGTCAGCGGCAGGCAGAACTCCGCCGCCAGCCGGGCGATCAGGGCCTGGTCGAAGAAGGGCGGGAAGCTCTCCTCGGCCGGGCGGTGCAGGTAGGTCAGGATCACGGCGTCCGCATCGGCCAGCAGCGTGCCGCCCTGGATGCGGTACTCCAGCCCCCGCATCCGCCCGCCGCGCCCGGCCGACAGCGCCCGCAGGAAGCCGTCGGGCAGGGCGAAGGCGTGCGCCGGCCCGGCCACGGCGGTGCCCTGGGGCGGGTCGGCCAGCCGGGCCAGCCCGGCATGCAGGGTGGCGAAGCTCCAGCCGTGGGCGGAGAGCAGCGCATCGCGCGTGGGGGCGTAGAGCGCCGCCGCCACCTCCGCCTCCGCCGTGCCGTCGGCGAAGCTGGCGATGCCGGCGGCACCGATCTTCAGGAGCGCGCGGGCGCACAGGCCGATCGCGGTGAGGGCCATGGGGTAACTCCCGGAACGGAGGGCGAGGGGGAGGGGGAGGGGGAGGGGGAGGGAAGGCGGCGGCGCGGGTCCGGTCGGTCCGGGGCCGGTCAGTCCGTATCGCTGGCGCCGACCGGGGTCAGGTCGGACAGGTCCACGATGCCGGCGGTGTTGCTGGCGACGACCAGGAGGCCGGCGGCCGGGGTGCCGTCGGTGTCGGTGTTCGCCAGCAGCATGTCGCCGACCCGCAGCATGTGGCCGGCGGCGTTGAAGTAGCCGCTGACGCGCACCTGGGTGTGCAGGTCGGCGGTGGTGTAGTGCCAGAGCGTGAAGCCGTTGGCATAGGCCAGCACGCTCAGGTCCTTCGGCAGGAAGGCCATCGCGGGATCTCCGGGGATCGGGGGAAGAGGCGGGGTGGCAGAGGAAGCGATGAAGCGGGGAAGCGGGGGAGAGGGGCCGGGCGGCCCCTCACGCCTCCTTGCAGCGCAGGGTGACGACGCCCTTGGGGTCGATCAGGCAGGCGCCCTGGCTCATCATGTGGTTGACGAAGAAGGCGGCGCGGTCGCCGTGCCAGGTCACGTCGGTGGCCACGTCGGCGCCGGCGGCATGGCCCACGGCGGTGCGGTGGTACCAGTGGCAGAGCCGGACCCCGCCGGTCAGGGTCAGCCCGGAATGCGGCATCCAGAGCGTGCCCAGCCAACGCTTGGCCTGGGTGCCGCGCCAGGGCAGCTCGTCCGCGCCGACATAATCGGCGTCCGCGAATTCCGGCAGGGCCAGGAGCTGGCTCCACTGCTTCCAGCCGACGACGGCGGTGCGCTGGCCGTCGTCCGGCACGTCGGCCGTGCCCAGCATCTCGAAGGCGGCCAGCACCTTGTCGCGGGTCAGCCCGTCGGTGGCGGCCCCGGCCAGGTTGGCGGAGCGGTCCAGCTCGGCGATGATCAGCTCGTCGGTCTTGCGGCCCAGCGCATAGGCGCCGGCATTGGCGACGACGGCGCGCTCGTCGATGTTGACCTTCAGCTCGTCCAGCCGGTCCACCCAGTCGCCGGCGTAATAGTCGGCCAGCGCGCATTCGACATGGGAATGCTCCAGGTTCATCACCGGCACCTTGCCGTGCCGGGCCTTGGTGCTGGCGGCACCGCGGCCGACCACCTGGAACACGGTGGAGGCGCCCTGGACATCGGTCTTGTGGCGCACGGTGGCGCGCAGCTTCGAGCCCATGCGCTGGTAGGATTCGTGGACCTCGCGCTCGAACTGCTTGATGAAGGCCTGGTCGATCGTCGTGGACATCCGGGAATTCCTTCCTAGGGTGCGGGCGCGCGGAAACGGCCCGGTTCCCGGGCCCCCCGGCCAAGGGGACCCGGCCGCGGCGGCGGCGCGACGATGGGTGGAAAAGGGGAAAGATCAGGGGGCTGGGGCCGGACCGGCCCGCCACGGGGCAGGCGCGGTTCCCCGGCCGGACGCCCGCCGGTGCCGTCCGGGCACACGTCGGGCGGTGCTGACCCGGTTATGGGTTATTAATCCTATACTGTCAAGCGGGAACTTGCGGCTTCCGGGGCAGTCCCCTCAGCGGCCGAAGTCCAGGCGGCCGGGGCCGTCGTGGCTGACGGCGGGGGTGCCGTCATAGGCGGCGATGGCGACGTCGCCGATACCGCTCAGCAGGATGACCGGGTCCACGGCGGTGCCGTCGAAGCGGAAGCTGCCCGCCCCGGTGCTGGCCAGCTCGAACGGCCCGGCCCGGCCGGTGGCGACGGCGACGCTGCCGGCCCCCGACTGCACCGCCCGCAGCGCGCCGTTCACGCTGCCGATCCGCACGTCGGCCTTGCCCGGCAGGTTCAGCACCGCCTCCCGCCCCACCGTGGCGACCTGAAGGGTCGCGGCACCGGCGAGGTCGGCGGCCAGCCGCTCCACCTGTCCGGCGTTCACCTGGGCGATGCCGCGCACCTCCACCGCCAGCAGGTCGGAGACGCGGCCCAGGGTGACGGTGCCCGTCTCGGTGACGCGGACGCGGGCGGAGCGCAGGCTGCCCCCGACCTCCAGCGTGCCGCGGCGCAGGGTCAGCCGGGCCGGCGCGTCCAGGTCGCCCACCACCTTCAGGTCACCGACCAGATCGTTGACCAGCAGCGGCACGCCGCGGGGCACGGTGATGTCCAGCTCCGTCGGCGTGTCGGAGGGGCCGGGGCCGGTGATCCAGAGCACGCCGTCGCGCACGTCCAGGTCGTAGCGCCGGCGGCTGTCCAGCATGGTGATCTCGGTCCGCTCGATGCCGGAGCGGACGCGGATGGTGACACGGCCGTAGACGTCCGCCAGCCGCAGCCCGGCCGGCGCCACCGCCGCGGCGGTGACCCGGTTCATCCCGGTCTGCCGGTCCTGCTGGCGGTCCAGCACGGCCACGTCGGCATGCGGGCCGTCCCACGCCTCGGCCTTGGCGACGGCCAGCGCGGCCGCCTCCTCCCCCGCCCGCCTGGCGGCGGCGGTGATGGCCCTGGCGTCCACCCGGGGCGTCGCCATCGGCTGCTGCTCCGCCCGCCCGGCCCTGTCCGCCTGCCCGGCCCTGTCCGCGCGCGGGGCGGCGGGCGGCTCCGGGGCGGTGATCCGGATCTCCAGGCCGGCGCTGCGGCCGTCGCCGCTTCCGTCCGTGCCGCCGTCGCCGGCCAGCACCGACCAGACGACGACGCCCAGGGTGACCGCCACGGCGGCGATGCCGCCGGCGGGCACACCCGGGCGCAGACGGGGACGGACGGGGGCGGATTCCGCCGGACGGTCGCTCCACAT